CTTGTATATCTGTATTGGCAAATATCTTAAAACCATAAACAAAGGTGTCATTACTACCATTGCCTGAATATGAATTTTTTACTGTTGTTGATGATACTGTCATTATTAAAAACCTTTAAATGTTGATGATGGTTTAGTCAATAAAAATTCTTGATTATAGTCTCTTCTCATTCTATTTTCCATTCTTCTTAATGTTCCAGGAGACATAGTTTCCATTATTGAATAACCAATAAGATAATCAAAAGCAGTCTTTAAATAAAACAAATTTAAAAAAGGTATACTTTGACTAACAGCTCTATAAGCGGTTCTCCCTGCTTTGCCGCCTTCACCTCTTATACCATATTTGATCGCTTGAACAAGATCAAATGCAGTTAAAGGAACTGGTCCAGCTAGTTGTCCTAAAATGTCTCCACCACTTCTAGTTTCTTGAAATAATACATCTCCGTAAATACCAAGACCACCTCCTTGTAAAAAAGCTGCCATTACAGTTTTAGTTTTTGTTGGATCTCTTGGTGATCTTCCTTTTAAAAAATCTTTAATTGTCATTGATAAATATCCTAGCAATCCTGATGTAACGACTATTGCTCCCATACCTACAATTCCTCTTTGTATGTCATCTTTACCTCCTTTAAAATAATCTAGTTCTCTACCTAAAACTTTTTGAACAATAGATAGAGGAAATGCTTTAAATTGAAAAAAGAATCTTAATGCTTCTCCAGCAGCTGTTCCTGCTAATTGTCCTTGGGTCATAGTAGCTCTAACTCTAGCATCAGGTTCTATTACAGCATAGATTGATCTATCTAAAAGCATACCTGATACAGATGCTTTAAATTTATCTTTTTCTATACCTATTTCTCTAGCAGTTAAATCATCAATACCTGTAATTTTTTTTACATCAGCATCAGATATTTGATCTAGTAAACCTATGTTAATAAACTCTGTTCCATCATCTGCTTTTTCCATAGCTGTTTTTCTTATAATATTCCATTTAGTAGAATCAATATTATAAACTTTAAATAAATTTTTTAGTTGTGGATTTAAAGAATCAAATGATAAATTTTTTTGTTTTGCAAAATAATTAGCCATACCTAACATAGCACCCTCTTTAAGAGTATTAGTCCACCATGATAGTAAATTAACTTTAAAAAAAAATCTTTGTGCCTTTGTAAATCCTTTACTTAAATTATCTCCAACTTGATACCTTCCAGCAATATCATATATTGTGTTATCAGCTATAAAGCCAAGCATCTCTGCTATATCTTTTTTTTGCTTAGTGTTTTTAATTCTAGCTAAACTACTCATAGCTTCAAACATTCCACCTAAAAATGATTTTCCTTGGTATCTCATTTCAGAACCATATAAACCTATATCAGCAGCAGCTGAAACAGTTGCACCACCTAATTTTGCCATAGAAGATAAAGCTCTTGCAATGGCAGAATATTTTGCAACACCAAAATTTTCTACAGTATAAATAGAACCATCAACAACTTTTAAAAATTTATCAAATTGTTTACTTGATACTGAACCTTGATCTCTTTTCTCCATAATCATTCTTTTAGCTACAGCTTTTCTAATTTTTTCAAAATTTTCACTTGGTTTTGTACCTAATGTGTCCATAATACCCATATTTCTTCCAGCAGTTTGTAATCCTGAAAAGAAAGATTCTTTTAAATTACCTACACCAAATATATCATTATAATCAAACCAATCGTCAGCAGTTTTAAAATGTAAAACTCTTTTAAACTTAGATGATTTTGCAACATCTTTTGTTGCTCTTGCTCCATAACTAAAATCAGCACCATCTGATCTTAAATTTTCATTTTTTACAAGACTGTTGTAGGCAAATAACATAAATTGATCAATATCATCTACACCTGCAAAAGTTCTTTCTTTATCTAATTTTTCTAATACAAAATTTTTCCAAGCTGTAAAATTTTTATTATAATTAATATCAGAACCTTTTAAATTTGGATCAGCTTCC